TTAAACACATTCGCAGACATAAACCGTATTAAATTATGGCTTCCACACACTTGAAATTTTACAGCGGTCAAATGCACTGTGTCATTTTGGAAAATCCATTCGACAATCACATCGAAATTATATAAAATCATCTTATGCAGGTGGATTAGCTTATCGGGTTTCATGCCAATTTTTTACCGGCCTGGAAGTCGGCCAGGGTTAGGCCGCCCGTTAGCTGAAAATGGGCACTCTCGCGAAACATTTTGAAACGGCCCGACCATTCAAGCCCAAGTTTCTCGCCTATTATGCCGCATTTGGTAAACAATTCCGCATTGTTCCAAACCGCTTTACCGTGGACTATCGGGCAGAAATCGAAGGCAACCTTGTGGTTATGGAAAGATTGCCCCGGCTTGGCATTGGTGACACGGTTGCCCGGTTTTGTTCTGCCTATCGCGTATAAAGCGGCTTGTTCTTCGTTAGACCGAAAAGTGGAAGTGATTATCACAATAATCCCCTGCTTCTCGCATTCCTCGACAAACTTATGACAAAGCACGGCAACATGCGGCTCTAAATCATTAATATTTCGGCTCATTTATATTTTCCCCCGTATTTTAGAACCCTCAAAAACTAACAGCTGAACGTCCACGCAGCGGTTATTATGAGGGCGGCAATAACAAACCAAATCACCCACTGGTCGAAGCAATAAAGTAGCCAGTTCATTTTACGCCAAGTTTTCCACAGTTTCTGTGTATAACACGTTATTAAACACCGTTTTTCATCCCCTAATTTGTTGACTATAGGACGCTTTTTTCAGATTGTCCAAAGTTTGTACAGTTTTTTTAGTCTTTTTGTGTTTTACGTTCAAAAACATCAGCTTTGGAGATTGCACTTGCAGCCTTTTTTTATGTGCGCCAGCGCGCCAGTGATGGACCCATTGCAGCGCATAACCGCGGTCATATAGCTGGTTATTCCCCTCTTTCCCGATACAAACAGGTGGTTTTGACAACCTATTCCTGAACTGTTGGATCAACTCGTTATAGCTCACGCCGGTGACATGGCACAGTTCTTTGCGGCTGATTAGTACTTCGCTCATTTTGTTACTTTTTCGCTGGTTTTGTCTATATTTTCGCTGCTTTTAGCCGCCCGTCATAAATCCGGTTCGGCGGTAATTTTAACCACGATCTTGCCCTTAAAATCTTCCTGAAAACCGTGATAAAAATAATGCGGTATAAAATTCCGGTCATTCATGCCCAAATATTCTGCTATCGAATCCTGGCCGAATTTCATCATGGCGACACAATTGTCTTGATCGTAAGCATGTCTGCTGGGTGGATAGAAATCGAGGCTTAGATGTACCTTTTCGCCGCCAGGATTGACCAATCCGGCTTCTTTGCACAAATAAAAAACAGCCCGCTTATAATCTTTGCCGGTTTTGGCTTTGATGTACCAGTGGCAACGGCTGTTCGGACTCAATTCCTTTGGGGGCCATGGCAAAACAACCTCGTTGGAAACTAAGGTGTCCATGCTGCTGTGTCCCTGTCTAAATCCCGGTTTGGAATGATGACCACATCGCCCTGAATCGTGTAATGTTTGGTCGTGTCCTTTAGTTTGCATATCTCGGTTGCCTTATAATTTATCGGAAGTTTCAAAGAATACGCTTCATCGTTAAACAGCATAATGTGTATGCCATCATCAAGAGCGACGATGTATAAGCTGTCAGCACCTAGCAAGGTGGCTATTTCAGTGAGGGATCGGATACCTTCAAGGTCGTATTCTAGCCCGTCGGCAAGGATCACTTTACGGATAAACATCGTCAGCAATCCACCAAAATCAAACTAACAAACAATTCTCTGAGGGTTTTTCCGCAACAATGGCCCTCGCCATCGGGGTTAAACAGCCACCAGATACCGTCATTTCTACCGATGTAAAAGCCTTCCAGGAGCCGCGTTTCAAGTAGTTCAAACACAGGATAAAGTTTATCGTCTTGTTCGGTCACACGCCCTCCCCGATCTGCCAAACCACATTCCGGTTATCCATGCGCATCGAGGCCATGCAATACGGTTGATCCTCGAAATTATGGCAATACGTGTATTTTTCGAACGCACAGCCAATACATGATTTACGCTCAATGGCCTGGTATTTAACGCCCTCAAACTCAAAACTGTCTTCAGTCTTCATCGGTGTAGTAACCGTCACGTTTATCGTTGTGCCTGCGGGTGAATAACTGGCTTTTAACCCAGTCTTTTGTCCGGGTTTCTTCGCAATCTGAGCAAATGTAGTCGCCCTGCCTGGCCGTGTGTATTTTTGCCTCAATTTTTGCCATGTGCTTTCCATAGCGGCAATAAAATTCTTTAGCCATAGCAGCAATGCACTTAATGCCGGTAGAACGGGTAGGGGCCACCCTCGCCCGGAAACAGGCCGAAGCAATTAAGCACCGCCAGCAACACCAGCAACCCCACTAAAACCCTGATAAGCATCATAACCGGCGGCGGAAGTGGCAAGAATTGGGCGATTAAAATTTGTAAAACGTAGAGGACAATAATGGCCACGATTACGTAAATAATTAGATAAATAATACATTGTAACATCTTGATTACCTTTAGTTAATTTACTATTTTTTGGGATTACAATTAGACATTATTGGGCTTCCATGGTTCTGCTTTGTTCCGGGCAATGGCGGCGGTGCGCTTATCCTCGCAGTCAGCACAGATGTAATTACCCTGTCTCGAGGTTGGCAAGCGATCAATCTCAAATTTCCACTGACCACAGTAACGGAAAAAAAACTGCGGTTTGCTGGGTGGGCTGTCAGGGCCTAGCATTTTGTGTAACTCCCATAAATCTTTTGTTCTTTCAGCAAATCAATAAACACTTCGCTGACCCATTCCTTTTGCGGGATGGTTTTATCGGCCTCAAGATAGCGGTTTATAAAATAATCCTGCTCTACGCCGCAGCGACGGCAGGCTTCGAGTCCGTTGGCAATCCAAGCCGGATCACGGCTATATTTTTTGGCTAACTCGGCTTCGTTTACCCAACCAAATTTTTCACTGGCCTGGTCAGGTGTCAGTATTTTTATACTGTCCGCATTATAGTTTTCATCACGGATTAACTGAGGCACGATTTCAGGCACGATTTCAACTTGAGTCGCTATCTTTATCGTCGTTTTTTGTTTTCGTGGCGTGGCGGGTATCTCACGTCGCTCTATTAGGTGTTTATACGGCCTATTCGCCTTGTACAATTCAGTTGCTTGCCTAACTCGCTCAATGGCCTCTTCCTGCGTTTGATGAAACGCCAAATGCACGGCGCCCAAACTGCTGGAGTATTGTTTTATCGTGTCGTGATAGTTTACGTTCCTAGGGCGTATTTTAGCTTTCATTTTTTTTATCTCGGTAAAAGATGCTACTTTTTCATTATCGTGTCTTCTAGGTGCCTTCACGTTCGTTAAAACACCGTTTTACTCTCATCTTCTGCTTGCCTTTGCAAAACGACCAAATGCCGGTTGGCTGCCTCGACCGTATTGAGCAACTGCAAATAGTCTTCCTGCTCCAAGCCGCCGAGTCTACGATGCCCGTAGCGTTCGGCTTTGAGCTCGTTCACCCAGTCGACTAGATCACGCAGGATTCGGAGGGTTTCGTTGTGCATGGTTAGATTTCCAATTTTTCACAAAAGCTGGCAAAGTGACTCCGGCTTTTCTCCAGATCAACCGGCCTTTTGTCCGCCTTAAGCGCCTTTTGTTCGGTTAACGCATAATCAGGCCAGCCTGGAAAACCTTTCAGCAATAATCTCTCGTAAATCGGCATGATGGTTTTTATTGCGGTTACTGTCCTCACCGTCCGCAAAATATGCATATCAACCTGGCTGGCTATGCAAAAAATCAACGGATGACCATACCGGGACTTGATACTCCCTGTCTTCCCAGACACGGAGACCAACACATTGACGCACTGCTCAGATGTTGGAATGTCCTCCATTTTTTTGCTCAAGCACAATTTCCTGAACTCGGGCAATGACGGCGGCCATTCGCACGACTTTGAAATCAACATGTCAAAACCGATCTTAACCTGATCAATGCCGAGGCCTGATAACCCTTGCTGCCATGTTTTAGCCGCATCGGACAAATGGCCTTTTGCATCGGTTGAAAGGCCCATATGGCTAGCCCACTTGTAACCGTAAATCGACAACATGCGTTTCCACAGATGAAAAATAACCTGATCGCTTAAGCATTCAGTTGACGGTTCTTTCCCGTTCGAGTTGTTCTCGTCGTAATCTTGCTTCGAGCCGCCTTCCTGCTTGTTCTTCAAGCTCCATAAGGCAGAGTTTTCGACCAGTTGGAGAATGGGTTTCATTGTTTTCTTCTTGTGTGTCATAATCTTCACCGCTGTATTCGTTGTTTTTAGAAAATAAGTCAGAACCATTCACCTTGCCTGGAGGAGCGTTCTGGCTTTTTTTATGCCCGTCGTTTTGTTCTTTAGCCAGCCAGCTATTCACAAACCGGGACAACCCGCTTTTGGTTTTCCTGCGCTTGGGATTGCTTTTCAACCATCCCAGCATATTACGCAATTGCTGACCGACATCCACAGCCGGATAGAGCGATTCCCATTCGCACACATCGCTTTGCGTCACTGCATAAAATTCCCCGGTCTTGTTCGTCGGCAATTCGACAATGACGAGAGAGTGTGTTTTGACGGTCGCTATTCCGTCATTCCCTGAGAATTTTTCGGACTCCATTTCCGGCGTTTGCTGTTCTGAGCTTTTTTGCTCAGGACAAGAAGTAAAAGGAGTACGTAGTACTTCTTTTATATCTGTTTCTTCTTTATATTTATCTTGCTTATAAGTAGCTTGTAAGTTTTTAGTATGGTTATCTCTATAATTCAATAAGTTGGGAATATTTACAGTTATATCGTCAGAAGCACGTTGGACCAACATCAGACCAACGTCAGAGCAACATCGGACTAAATGCAAAAATTTTTTAGTGCTGATGTTAGTTTTTCTACCCCATCTGGACATGCTAAAAGTAACTTCACATCGATTGGATTGATCGACATATTCAGCAACAATCTCGAGCATCTTGAAATAAAATCCATAGCCCTCTAATCCGCACTTATCTTCAAGACGAGCAATCTTCTCGTCATTTCTTGCGGTCGATAAATGCTTAAACCATTTCATGACTAATCTTCAAAACAATCATCATCATTATTAAAAAATGCCTTTCCGTGGTAATGGTTATATTTAATAAGCTGTATTATTTCTTCTGGCCTTGGAAAATATTTGCTTGACCGGGCATGGTCTCTAAGCGCATTTTTTATTAGTAATTCACTCTCTTTCTCGCTAACGCTAACAACCAAATTGAATACAAATTGATCTTTTAAAATCTCATAATAAAATTGAGGAATTAAATGATCATCTAATTTAATAAAATAGGCTCTTTCTATCATTCTTATTTCATCAGAGAATGAGCGTTTAACCACATGTCCACAGATAAATTCTAATTCTTCAGTTGTCATCCGATATCTTCTTCAGCCTCATAGCCGTCTCGGGGTGCAGCCTGGCGTTGTCAAATGTAGTTACAATAAATTGACTTTGCTTATTATTGTAGCTACAATATTCAACATGAAAATTACTTATGACCCTTCTAAACGAGATAAAACCCTTGCTGATAGGGGCATTGATTTTTTGGAAGCCGCCGAGGTTTTTGCAGGCCGCCACTTCACTTTTTTGGATAACCGGGCTGATTATGGCGAATGTCGGCAAATCACCGTTGGCTATCTGGGCGTGCGTATAGTGGTTGTCGGATGGGTCCAGCGCGGCAATGACCGGCATGTGTTCACAATGAGGAAAGCCAATGACAGAGAAATTAAAAAGTACACCGAGAGACTGGGGCAAGTTTGACGCCCATGTCATCACGCAGGACGAATATGATGAATTGCCTGAATTGACAGATGAATTTTTCGAAAGCGCCGATTTGTACGAGGGTGAGAAACTCATACGGGCGGGACGGCCAAAATTGCTGCACCGTAAGATATTACTATCAGTCAGGTACAGCCCCGAAGTAGTAGAGTATTTTCGCGCTACGGGCAAGGGCTGGCAGACGCGAATGAATGATGCGCTCAAGGAGTGGCTTAAGGGCCATGCGGCGTGATTCAATTTGACCGAACCTTAAAACCTGATAAAATAACCATGCTTTTTCCTATGTAATAAAAGTGTTTTAAGCCCCGGACCTCATTAATCCGGGGTGTTCTTTAGCGCTAATGCAGCGTTTTATCTGCCTGCCTGTCTTCAGGTTGCTTGGGGTAAAACCGGCGCTGAAGCATTGCCTCTTCCTCTCCAAGGTCTCCGCTTTTAATCTTGCGCCAGCAGATACCACAAAAGTATTTCGTGGCACGCTCTGCGGTTTCCGTATTCTCACAGGCAATCATCATAAAATTAACCAGTGCGTTATCACTAAAACTGTCTGAAAAGTTCTTCCAGATCGAAATAATGAACGACCGGGTAAAGCTCAAATCCGGGTAATACTCCTGGAACACTTCTTCTAGTGCTCCCCATTCAAAATCATTGCGCATCGCGTTATTCCTTCAATAACCCCTTAAAAAAGAGAGCCTGGCAGCACCGTAAGGGACAGCGTTTTCAGTCTCGATAACCTAGCCACGCTCAAACTCAGTTGCTTTACTTTGTCTTGATTACTGGTTAATTACTGCTTCACATATTTAATCAGTGTAAAGATCGGGGCGTATTTTTTTTGCTAATTGGTAAATATTTAACGCGTAATGCGAGTTCTTATGTACGCCTGTACGTACTCTATGAATAGTTGCCTGTGAAGTACCAATGAGCATACTTATTTCTCGGTCAGTTAATCCCGTATTTCTTATATCGGTGAGTATTTTTTGTATGTTTAATTTCATAACAACAGATAATATACGCAAACGTATTGGTAGTCAATACGCCAACGTGTTTGATTCTAATGTTCCATCGCTCTACATTGGACAAATGGACACATTGAGAGAAAATATAAGAAAAAAAATGATTGAGAAGGGCCTAAACCCTTATACTCTTTCTGAAAAATCAGAGGTTCCACAACCTACGATTCAGCGATTTTTGAGTGGCAAACATGGCGATCCAAGATCAAGCACCATTCAAAAACTAGCTAAAGGACTTGATGCGACTGAAGCAGAATTAAGGGGTTTTGATAATGTGTTAGATAGTAGAATTAAAACCATTAATGAATTAATGAGTAAATTATCCAGTGAGCAAATTAGTAGCCTTGAATTAATTATAAAATCAATGGTTAATCCTAAACATAATTCAAAAAACCCACCGGAACCCGAAAAAACCCAATTAACAAACGCCATGGAAGGCAGGCTCACACTAGCCCATGAGCCCGATTCAGAGACTTATGAGAGGATGGCTAATAAAAAATGACTGATAATATAGACAATATTGTTTTAGAACATTTAAAACATATCAGAAAATCACTTGAATCTTTAGATGAAAAAGTGGATATGCTGACAGGTCGCGTATCCTCAATAGAACAATCCACTGCATTTCTTCACGTTGATTTAGCACAAGTCAAAAGTCGGCTGGATAGCTTTTCAAAACGACTTGAGCGCATAGAGCGTCGCCTTGAGTTATCTGATAGCATAAATTAGTAAATCTCAATACCTTATACAATCAACCCGCCTGGTGCGGGTTTTTTATTGCCCGAAATAAGGCGACTGGGTGTAATAATATTTATTTTCCCTAAATTATACGATTACGTATTGATTAAAATATACGATAGCGTATAATTACCCACACCGGAGCAAATTATCCGTTAAATCGCCTCTCTCGATTTCTAACGGCAGGTCTGTGAGATTCAGGCCATTCTTTTAACTTCATAGGAAAAAGCAAATGAACAAATTATTAACAGCCGCCATGATAGCCCTGATTTCAACGTCAGCAACCGCAGCAACCTTAAAAAAGGATTACCCTTTATGTACCACTGAGGACGCTTTTAAGGAAATGGTCCATGCCCTCGTAAAGCACGATGTAGAGCAATTTAAGGCGCTACTTCTAAACGGTTCGTGTGTCATAACTACGGAGGGGGCCTTAAAGTACACCACGTTGGATCGTGGCCTGCTGGGAACGTCGAAAGTACGGATATACGGAAACGGAACAAACGCTATTGCATACACCAACTACGAAGCCCTGAACCATTAATTTTTAGAGTTTACACAGGAAAAAGCAAATGAAACAACCCGACTGGGCTGACCGCTCCTGGCTGCTTGAACAAACAACCCCTCTAAAAGCGGCTGACACCCGCGCTAAAACCCTAACTGCAATTATGCTTACGCTGATTGCAGCGGCATTGATAAAGGTGATTTGATGGAACCCCAAGCAAATTATGAATTTTTACAAGCCCGTCAATCGGGCCTGGGCGGTTCTGATATTGGGGCGGTGATCGGCGTGAGCCAATATAAATCCGCCCTCGATGTTTACTTCGACAAAACAGAACCCAAGCTGGAACAGGAGCATCAGGAGCATTTTTACTGGGGTCATGCACTCGAACAACCCATTGCTGAACGGTTTTCAAGGGAGCATCCTGATTTTGAAGTGATGCGTAACGTACCGATTGCCATGCACCCACAACATGAATGGATGCTGGCTAATGTGGATGGTCTTTTTGATGATGACCAGGGTAATCGTGGCATTTTAGAGATCAAGACGGTTAACGCCTTCGCTAGCGATAGCTGGGGCTTTGAAAACAGTGACCAAGTGCCGCTGTCCTACGCCGCACAAGTGGCTTTTTATATGGCTGTCATGGACGCGGATTTTGCCATTATTGCCGCGCTGTTTGGTGGCAATTCTTACAAAGAATTCAGGATAGAACGGGATCTGGAAATAGAAGCTGTTTTAATTCGGGAAGGCGGCGCATTTTGGCATAACCATGTTATCCCAAGGATACCGCCAGAACCCAAAACCGCTAACGATGTTGCCCGGTTGTTCAAGCACGACTTAGGCACGATCCTCGAAGCCGACGACAACCTCCTGAACCTTTGCCAAGAGATTAAGCGGCTTAAAACCGATGCCAAAGACTTGGACGGCCTGATTGTCGAGCTGACAACCAACTTAAAGAAAGTCATGGGCGATTCGGCGTTGTTACAGTATGCAGGCAGTACCATTTGCTCATGGAAGAATAATAAGGACTCAACGAAAGTAGGTTATGAAAAAGCCGTCGCTGATTTTACAGGTTGGCTAAACAGTTTTAAAAATAACCCGCAAATGGAAGGTATCTCGGATGTTCTTACCCAATACCTACGTGAAAACACCAAGACTGTGCCTGGTATCAGGCCTTTACTCATTAAGTAGGAGTTTACCGTGAGCAGAAAAGAAGAATACGATTATGAGAATGATGTTTTTTATGATGTTTGGCGTTCCGGTGGAAATCCTGACAACCTTGATATGGACAGGGTTAATGATGATTACCATGACGGCTTAGATCATGAGCAATCAGCGAAAAAACATTTTGAACGTCAAAAAAATAACAATAGGAATTACTGATATGTCAGCACAATTAAAGTCTGCCTTAATAAATGGCAACAAGCCCCCCGTAAGACTCGCAGACCTGCCCCGTGCGGACCAGCTCAAGGCGGTGCTGTTACAGTCTAAACGGCAAATAACCTCGTTGCTGGAGGATGAAACCAAAGCCAACAAGTTTTTAGCGGCTTCCTTGGTGGTGGCTAATGACCCTGCCCTGCGTAATTGTTCACCGGAATCAATTGTCCAGTCATTAATTGGCGTGGC